GTACACAGTGTATACTAATATGATCAAAGAAATTTCAAAGAAAAATTGAAAGGAGAGCTCGAGATGGAAGATGTTGTTTACTGGGTGGACAAATACGTTGACACTTTCGACGAAGGATTTCCTTTTTACCACTTGCCATCGATGAGTGATAAGGAGTTGGTTGAGTTTATAAAAGAATGCCTGCGGAAAGGAAAGCCAGCGGATCCCGAACTCACATACGATGAAGACGGTAACCTTGTGCCGACCTGAGGAGAGTTATATCATGAAGTGTCCTTGTTGCAATAAAGCGGAAGTTACCTGGTTCGAGGAATGCCCAGTTTGTGGGTGGATTAATGACGATGCTCAGAACGACTTCCCAGGTAAGAAGAACCTGGAGAATGAGATGTCTTTAAACGAAGCAAAACAGGCATATAGAGCTGGGAAGCCCGTTCGGTAAAAAGGCAAGTAAAAGCCGCCAACCTTTAGAAGTCAGCAAATGTGCAGAAATATCAAGCGGAAAAGGAATGGTAGTTTATGGATCGTGACTTCTCCACCATATATACAATTCTCCGTGTGCTGCGCGACAGCATGGACGATGACGAGTTTGATGCACGTCGAATATCCGCCGAAACGCTGGGAATAACCGAGAACCGGCGGCGCAGGCTGCTGAAGATGCTGGCAGACAGCAAGTACATTGAGGGGATTAGTATTGACATAGCCGGTGACGGCTGCATAATGCTGAGCATGGATCGCCCAGCCATCACGCTGAAAGGGCTTGAATCCCTGGCGGGCAATACGATGATGCAGCGGGCGCTAAGGCTCGCCAAAGGATTAAAGGACGCCATCCCCGGCGTCTGAAACAACTAAACATTAACCGCTTACCTTTTGGCAGGCGGTTTTTCTATTGGGGGTACTGTTATGACAGTCTGGAAACCCAAACGGGCGTTGGAGCGGAGATATGCCGCTGCCATCGCTCTTTTAATCAGGGGACTGCTGGGAATGCTCAAGCATATCCGGAGCCCGGCAGGTATAATTGACGCACTCCGGCGCTATGCGAGGTCGCCGACCTTTAAGTCGGAGACGCAGCGGGTAGCGCTTTCCATGGTGACGCATCTGTTCAGCGACGGACATAAGACATGGAGACAGGCGGCGCGCAGCGGTGGCAGGGGGCAGCTTGTATATACATCGCTCCGGCGCGAGCTTCAGGATCCGGTTGTCGGGACGGTGTACCGCAATCTGGTTGACAGGAATGCGGAGCTTATTTGCACAGTGCCGGACTATGTGGCGCAAATCCTTACACGCCGAATGGCAAAAGCCTACGAAGAAGGCACAAGGACAGACGACATGGTGGATGAAATTCTGAAGCAGGCTCCGCAGCTTACACGGAACCATGCCAGGCTTATCGCTCGCACGGAAATCAGCAAGGCGTCTACAGCGCTCACGGAAGCGCGCTGCGAAGAATCGGGGGTACAGTGGTACGTCTGGCGCACATCTGAGGACGAACGCGTCAGAAGTTCCCACAGACGCATGGAAGGCGTGATCGTCAGCTGGAGCAATCCGCCTGACCCGGAAGCCCTGGCGCACGAACCACGAAGCCGCGGAGGCCCGTACCACGCCGGGAATATTTACAATTGTCGGTGTTATCCGGAACCGCTGCTTGATTTTACGGATGTAACGTGGCCGCACAAGGTCTACGTACACGGCCGCGTGCAAACGCTCACGCTGGCCAGATTTAAACGTTTGGTGGGAGGAGAATTGTGAAAAGGATAGCGTATTACGGAAGCCGGATCTCCGATCATATTTCCCGGACGCCTGAAGGCTATCTGGTATGCAGGGACGTACCCATTGCCCGCACAGGCGTGCAGGAATACCGCGGAGAAGAATTCGGCGCGCCGGAGCCTGACGTGGTCTACAGGGTTACGCGACCAGAACATGAAGTTTTTTCTCCGGCAGCCATGGCCAGCTTTGAGGGAAAACCTCTGGTTGACGAACACCCGCCGGAGGACGTTACCGCAGACAATTTCGACCGGTACATGAAGGGCGTATGCCGGGAGGTACGTCGGGGAACCGGAGTATTCCGCAACAACCTGATGGCTGACCTTATAATCTACGACAAAAAGCTCGCGGATGAAGTCGAAACGGGTATGAAGCGTGACATTTCCTGCGGATACGATTGCGTGTGGGAACCGGGCGAAGCTGGAGCTTATACGCAAAAGATGATCCGCGGGAATCACATTGCCGTCACGGTAAAAGGGCGCGCTGGTCGTGCCGTGGCAATCCGTGACGCAGCATTAAGAACAAAAGGAGGACAACACATGAAGAATTCCTTATGGGGGCGCATTCTTGGAGCTTTTGCCCGCGATGCCGAAACCACCCCGGAGGACATGGCTGCGGCCGCAAAGCTGCAGCCGGTTGACGCGTCGGACGGTGAGACGCCTGTTAAGCATGAGCCCGCACAGGAGCAGCCAGCACCAGAGAAGCCGGCACTGGATGCCGAGCTTGACGCGCGCCTGAAGAAAATTGAGGACACGCTGGCAAGTCTTGCCGAACAGGGCAATCCGAAAGAGGAAGATGCGGCCCCGGATGAAGAGGCGGAAGGCAATGCGCTGGATAACCTGGAAGAGGCACTAAAGGGCGGTTCGCGTGGTGAAAAGGAAGCGACCAGAACGCCGGGAGAAATCAACGCCGGGATGAGCGACGAGGAACCGGACGCGGAGAGCGGTTTGATTGAGCCGGGCGACGAGGAAGGCAGAGCAGACGAAGAAGCGCGTGATTCTGCGCTGGCATGTATTGCCGCCATGAAACCGGTAATCGCCGCCATGCCGGACAAGCAGCGCAAGGCAGCGGCCGATTCCATAGCCTGGATGATTCGCGGCGCGGTGCAGGACACAGGATACGTTAAACTGCAAAAGGCAAAGAGGCATACGGGCAACAGGTCTGCAATGGATGCGGCTGTCGACGACTACGACCTGGGGCGACGCATTGCTGCAAAGTATAATCCGCATTGCAAGAAGGAGGTATAAAAATGGCAGGAAAAGCTATCGGAATTTCCATGAATTACGGGTTCCCGGGCACCTATGCGCGTACTCCGGATGACATTGTGACCAGTCGCAAACTGTCCGGATCTGAGGACGTGGCATTTGGCACGCCCGTGGCTGTGAAGTCTGACGGGACGTTTGAGCCTGTAGGCGCGTCTTTTACGGCTGACAAGTTCGGCGGCATTGCCCTGCGCATCGTTAAGCAGGCAACAGCCTACGACAACCAGAACGAGAGCGTATATAAAGCCGGCGAAATGGTGAACGCACTTTCCCGCGGAGCGATCGCAGTAAAGTGCAATGTTGGCACGCCGACGGCAGGCGGTGCAGTTTATGTGCGCATTGCCGCAAACGAAGATATTACTGACGGAGTGGTAGGCGGTCTTGAGGCTGCCGAGGACAGCACGAATACCGTCAAGCTCACCAATGTACAGTGGACCGACGGCAACATGGACGCAAACCGGGTTGCCGAAGTCACCGTACTTTATCGCCTGAACGCGTAAGGAGGGACACAATGAGCGATCAGATCAGTTTTTTCTCTGCAAATAAAGACCTGGCAATGGCAGGCGCGAATGCCATGCAGCGCGGTGGACGCCTGTATGGTGGAGCCTGGGACAGCGCAACCGCGTCCGGTATGGCCTACCTGGTAGGCGAGCTGGAGAAAGTAGACCCGAAAATCCGAGAGCCGCTCAGCAACACTACGTGGCCTCGTGATATTGTCGCCAAGACCGGCGGAGGATGGGTAGACTACATCTCCACCTTTGACATGGACTACGGCACTACCGGCGCAAATGAAAACAGCATCGTAGGATCCGGTACGACAGCGGTCCCTGTTATGCAGGTCAACACCAACAAGAATCTGTATAAGGCGTTCACCTGGATGCACGCCATGCAGGTACCGCTTATTGACAGACAGAAGCTCCAGAAGATTGGACGCAGCCTGGAGGATATGCTGAACAAGGGCATTCGCCTGAACTACAATAAGACACTTGACCTCAGCGTCTACAAGGGCCTGTCGAAGATGGGAACTACCGGGCTGCTAAACGACGCAAACGTCGTAGCGGACAATGTAGCCCAGAACGCAGCCAATACGTCCCGCAAGTGGGTTGACAAGACTGCGGACGAAATCCTGACCGACATCAATACGGCAATCACCGCCGCATGGGTGGCGTCTGAGTATGACGATTCCGGCATTCCGAACCACGTACTGATTCCGCCGCAGCAGTACGCATATCTTGTATCCCACAAGGTTTCGGACGCCGGCAACGTCAGCATTTTAAACTACCTGCTTGACAACAATATTGCGAAAGACCGCGGCGTAGACCTGACAATCGAACCTTGCCGCTGGTGCGTAGGCGCCGGCACAGGAGCGACCGACCGTATGATGGTTTATGTGAACGACGAGGACAAGGTAAACTTTGACATTACCGTGCCACTTACCCGTGCAATGACGCAGCCGTCCGTTGAACGCGCTGCATATCTTACGTTGTATGCGTCCCAGTTTGGGCAGGTGAAGTTCATGTATTACCAGCCGGTTCGGTACTACGACGGCATTTAACAAAAACGCATTGCGGGCAAGCGGCGCTTCCGGAAAATGGCAAACGCCGCTTCCAGCTTACGGCGGATCCAGCGTAGATTGAAAAATTAAGGAGAAAACGTATGATACTGTCAAAAAAACGTTTTTGTTTTCACAACCCCGCCGACCGCAGCGAGGTTTTTGAAACAGCCGGCGGCGGCGCGATCCAGTCCGCCCCGGAGTGGATTGCGGCGGACCCTTTTTTCGCGTTAGCCGTTGCTGACGGTGACGTTATCGAATTCGAGAGCAAGACCGGGGATAACGAAATCGAAAAGAAGGCTGCAGCGAAGAGGACGGGCAAAAAGAATACGGCCGCAAAGGGATCTGCGGCAGAAAAATGACCGGGCTGATGGGGCAGGCATCGGGCATTAAGTGGGAAGAGAATCCGGAGTACACTTCTGCAGTTTTTCTGGAGATTTACCCGCAGTTCAAAGACCTCTTGCCCGAAGCGGTGCTGGAAGGCTTTGTGGAGCTGGGGCGCGCGTGTGTGAGCAGCCAACGCTATAACGCCATGTGGAAGCACGCGACAGGGCTATTTGTCGCACACTTCTGCACGCTATACCTTGAGAGCTCAAAACCAACAGGTACGGCAGCGGGTGATGTTATGGCAGCAGCCCAGGCGCACGGTGTAGTTACCAGCGAATCGGCGGACGGGGTTTCGTATTCGCAGGACCTGTCCGCTTTGGCAAGTGATTTGGACGGCTGGGCTGC